TCGTCGCCGAGTACTTCCGCAAGGAGAGCAAGACGCGCCGCTACGTCACGCTCGACGATGGGTCTTCTGGCTACGACGACGAGCTTCCGGCCGGTCGATTGGTGCAGCCTGACGGTCCCTCACGCGACATGCAGGCGACCAAGATCCTGATCCACAAGCTGACAGCGGCGGAGGTGCTCGAGACCGACGTCTGGCCCGGGAAGCGCTACATCCCGCTGGTGCCGACGATCGGCGAGGAGCTACAGCCGTTCGACGGCGAACGTCGGCGTCAGGGTCTCGTGGGGCCCGCGATGGATGCATGCCGGGGCTACAACTACGCGGTAACGACCGCGATCGAGATCACGGCGCTCGAGCCGAAGGCGCCGGTGGTGGGCTGGGAGGGTCAGTTCGCTGGGCACGAGCACAAGTGGGATACGGTCAACACGCACAACTGGAGTTACCTCGAGGTTCGGCCGACGCTGCTGGATGGTCAACCGGCGCCATCGTTGCCACAGCGACTCCAGGCGGACACGTCGAAGCTGGGGATGGCGCTCCAGCTTGCGCAGCAGATGGACAACGACATCCAGTCCTCCACGAACATCACCGACGCTGCGCTGGGTCGGTTCGAAGCGCGACGTCAGTCGGGGAAGGCGATCGAGCTGCTTCAGAATCAGGCGGACTCGAGCACCAGCGGCTACATCCAGAACATGAAGCTGGTCAGCATGCCGCTCGCTGCACGGATCCTGCTCGATGCGATGCCTGTGGTCTACGACCGGCCGGGACGGATTGCCCAGGTGATCGACGCTGAGCTACGCCCGCGCCCGATCATGCTCGGGAAGCCGTTCACGATCGACCGTACGACGGGGATGCCAATCGAGTCCCGGGAAGGCGTGGAAGGGGCGAAGCACTACGACCTGAAGCAGGGTGCGTACGGCGTGACGGTGAACATCGGCAAGGCGTACCAGAGCCGCCAGCAACAGGGTCAGGAACAGCTTGCGCAGATGATCCAGGCGGCACCCGAGATGCTGACTGTGTTCGGGGACATTTGGGCGCGGTTCCTCGACGTGCCCGGTAGCCAGGAGCTTGCTGCGCGGCTGTTGAAGGTGATCGAGACGCAGCGGCCAGGGTTGACGGCGAAGGCGGGCGAGGCGCCGAGCCCCGAACAGCTCACTGCGCAACTGCAAGCCAAGGACGCCGAGCTGCGTCAGCTCCAGGGCATGCTTGCGAAGGCCACGCAGGCGATCGAGACGAAGATGGCAGAGCAACAGGCGACGATGAAGAAAGCGGAGATGGACAACGCGAGCCGCCAAGCGGTCGCCGAGCAGAACAACGCCATGAAGCTGATCCTCGAACGGCTCGAGGCGCAAACGGCGCTCATGCTGAAGCAGATGGATCTCACGGACAGCGAGCGGCAACGGCGGCATGAGGTCGGACTGGCGCGCGTAGAGACTGTACTCTCGGCGAGTCAGACGCAGTCCGAATCAAACGCCAACTCGCGCGGAGAGGGGGAAGATACCGCATGAACTGGAGAACGATGCTGGTTGCGATCGGGCTCGCCTACGGCGTAGTTCACGGCCTGTGGGCGACGCTGCTGGCGTTTGTCATCCTTGCTTGGTGGCAGGAACGGAACCAGGTTTCGGGCGAGAGTGACGAAGGGGCTTGACCGGTATATCGAGAGCGCGGGTATTGGAGTTCGCGGAATCGGACCGCGAGCAGCGTCAGGCTATCCTCGACCACACCGAAGCTCTCGAGGGTCACGCTCGCGCGATCGAGGACCTGACCAAGGCGCTCGAGTGCCAGGCGCTGGAAGGGCAAGCGTGGCGGCAGCGGGTACAGAGGCTGGAGCTGTGGGCCGCGGCATTCGAGCGGGTTGGGCTGGCACGGCGCCTGAAGTGGTTGTTCCTGGGCAGGTGACTGAGGGCTTGACAAGTACCTTGCGGTTGCGGGACACTTTCCGCTGATGACCTCCACGGAGGGCGTCGGCAACGCGCCCAGCGGGAACACCAGCTATGTGACTGTCGAGCACGACGGCTGGACAGCCGACAGCAACCGGCTGACCGAGGATCAGGTGCGCACCGCGCTCGAGGCGCCTTCCGCGAAGGACGAAGCTGCTGCGGCTGCCGCGAAGCTGGGTCAGTTGGGTGGGAAGGCAGCAGCCGAGGCGCGCAAGGCGAAACCCGTCAAGGCCGACAAGGACGAGTCCGACGCCAAGCAGGACGCCGAGGGCCAGGCCGCGGCACCCGAAAGCGAGAAGCCCGCGAAGCCAGAGTCCGAGGACGAGAAGGCAGTCGCGATCGAGAAGCGCAAGCGTGATGCCCGTGAGCGCGTGCTCCAAGCCACGCGCGAGGCGGCCGAGCTCAAGCGCCAGCTCCGCGAGCGCGATGCCGAGATCGAGCGACTGAGGACTGCCACTCGAGAGCCGGCCAAGGATACGCCCGCAGCGGCAGACGATGCCGACGATGAGCCCACGGTCGAAGCGTATGACGCCGCGGGCAAGGACCTTCAGACGTTCCTGAAGGACCACACCGAGTGGGCGGTGCGGAAGGCACTCGCGAAAGCCGAGGCTGAACGCTCTGTCCGAGATCGTCAGCGAAGCTTCCAGGGCGAGATGCAGAAGCATTTCGAAAGCTTCGACAAGCAGATGTCGGAAGCTGGAGGCGCCGCTTTTCTTGAGGAGCTGGTGCCCGAGTTGCAGGACCTCGAGCCGTCCGTCTTCGCGTTGGCGGATGGCCGCACCCCGAACGCGGCGAACGCACTCGCAGACGAGTGTCTACGCTCAGCCGATGCGCCACGGCTGATGCGCTTCCTGTCGGCGCATCCGGACGTAATCCAGCGCCTCTCCACGCTGCGCCCTCGTGAGTTCGAGAGGGAGATGGGGAAGATCGAGAGCAAGTTAGAGGACGCCGCCACTGCTGGCAATCCGGCGCCCAAGCCCTCGAGCCAAGCACCGCGTCCCGCGCGGCCAGTCGCGGGAACGACGGCGGTAGTCGATGCGGAGCCCGATCCCCGCGCGTCTTCGTACGAGGAGCATGCCTCGTACTACAACGCGCTGGAACGCAGGAGACGGCGCTCGGCATAGATCCCGGGCCTGACGACGGGCCCCGTGGTGGGACATGGCGAACACCTTTCAGGATCCGCTCTGGTACCTCAAGGAGGTCGGGCGGGGGTACGAGAACTCGCTGACGTTCATTGCGCACGTGAAGCGCATCGCCTCGAGCGAGTACAAGGTCGAGGGCGCGAAGGTTGGCAACACCGTCAACTATCGGCTGCCCCCGCTGTTCATGGTGTCGGACGGTCAGGCGCTGGACGTGCAGAACATCCAGAACCGATCGGTGCCGATCACCCTGACCAACCAGAAGCACGTGGACATGGGTTGGTCCACGTGGCAGGAGACGACTGAGCTGAACACGGCGATGGAGGAGACGAAGGCCGCGGGCAACGCCCTGGCCGTCCGTCATCGACGCGCTGGCGTTCTCGACGGTCTACAAGGACGTGTACAACGCCGTCGGCACGCTGGGCACGACACCCACGACCCGGCTGACGTACCTCACGGCTGGGCGCCTGCTGACGGACCTCGCCGTGACCAAGCAGGGTCGCAATGCGGTGCTGGATCCGGAAGCCGCGATCCAGATCGCGGACACCGTGGCGGCCATGTTCAACCCGCGTGAGGAGTCGTCCGAAGCCTTCCGTGAAGGGTTCATGGGTAAGGGGCTCGGACTCACGTTTTACGAAGACCAGAACGTGGCCACGTTCACGAGCGGAGCCGCTACCGGCGCAAGTACGCCCTTGGTGAACGGCGCGAACCAGACCGGCTCGAGCCTGATCACCGATGGCTGGTCCAGCTTCTCCGGAGTCAAGGGAGACACCTTCACTCTGGGAGGGGTGTTCTCGGTCAACCCGCTGAGCAAGAAGTCCACCGGACGGCTACAGCGCTTCGCGCTCACCGCGAACGTATCGGACACCGCGGGCGATGCCACTCTCAGCATCACGCCGTCGATCGTCACGTCGGGCGCGTACCAGAACGTGAGCAACAGCCCGGCCAACAACGCGGTGCTCACCTACTGGAACATGGCTGCGGGCGGAACGTTCGCCGCGACCGTGTCTCCGACGTCGATGGTATTCCATCCCGCGGCGTTCGCGTTCGTGACCGCGGACCTGGTCAAGCCGAACGGTGGCGCCAACGTCGAGC